AACCACTTGACCGAATCCAAGCGTTTTTCTGCTCGTGATTGATTGACGGAACTGTCGGAATGGTGCCGAATATCGGTGTGACATCATTGTTCTCGCATATCTGTAAAAAGTAATCTCGTTCTCTAACCCAGTCGCTTGACGGAGCCGATGCGCTGTCTCCCCCATCATTCATTCCCAAACACCACACGGCAAACTTCGGTGTACCATACTGCGACAGATTATTAAACGCCACTCTGCCGTTTAAGCCACCTTCACCGGGGAATCCATCAAGAAGGCAATTCTGATCGTATCCATACTGATGCAGATAATATGTCCATCGTACATTCGAATACGCAAAATATGAATCGCCGAACATCCAAATGTTTTTATCAATATCTGTACATGTCCACGTTAATTTACAGTCAGTCAATGCGGTTCCGATAGACAAAACAAACGGTTTGCCAATTGTCTTCCTTGCGAAATTGGTAAACTCATGCTCAAACAGATTTCCATTGCTGATAAGTGTAAACTTGACACTTGCAGTTGCAGTCATTTCCCAAATAATTTGAATGTTATTTGCTATTGTCAAGCCGTGTGCAACTGTGACAGGTGTCGAATCACTTCTTGCATAATAGCTGATATTTGTTCCGTCAATAAGGAACGTATTCATCTGATTTGCTTCTGTGCCTACCGCTGTAGAAAAAGATAAACCGATTTTTATTGACGAGAACGATGTTACATTTCCCTCAAATACAATTCTTTCACCTTTTCTCAAATTGTTTCTTGGTGCAGTCAACTGCAAATTCCCACCGCTCACAATGTCGCCTGTCACCGTTGCAAACTTTGGTTTTTCTACAACAGTAGGGATCGGCAGATTATTAACCAACCAGTCCGGCAGAATGAAATCAGAATACACTACATCAACAGTAACAGGCTTTACCTGGATATTGCTGATGGAATCCACGTTGATTGAAAGAAACAGATGGGTGGCTTCTCCTGTTTCAACTTCAGACAGGTTTGACATGGTTGTACCGATTGCAGGACTGCCGAAAGTGTTTCCATTGGCAAGCGCAACAAATCGTGATGTAGTAAATTTGTATTTTGTGTTCTGTTCAACAGGGATACAGTAAGCGTTAAAACTCGCATTTGAACCTATCCCAACAGTGTCATCACTTGCCACTATTACATATTTACCTTCCGCAAAAAGCATGTCAGAAGTAAATATATTTTCGCCTTCAACCTCTCCGGTAGTTTTGGTAAACTGCATACCTTCAAGGTTTTGCGGAGTGACTTGATGTTCACCAGTAATAGCAACCTTTTCACTTATTTCGCTCTTTAAGTCAGCAACCTCATCGGAAAGGCCCGCGTTCTGTTCGGCCCAATATTTGCTGTTATTGTGATAAGTCTCATCTGTGCTAGGCACATCTACCCCGCCCCGCGTACCAACGGCCCAGGCTTCTGAATCATAAGAATAGTCCGAAATGGATCCGGCTGCATCCCGTACAGTGTCCACGAACTGTTCAAACTGGCTTGGCGTAACCGGTGCCGTCTCGGAACCGTTAACGGCAGCATTAGCCTTTACTGTGAGTGCGAGAACCGGGAACGTTGTTAAACGGTCTGTGAGTGTATCATTTTCTACGATGGATCCGACCAGGTTAACGAATACTTTTGCTTTATAGCGCAGAACCTCTGTAGGCACAACGCAAGTAAAGTTTGCGTCAAGTACGGTCGAAATGGTATAGTAGTCTGTTTTCCAGACGGCGCGCACTGAATCGTACCCGCTCCAGTTTTCGCCAAGTGTAAACGTGGCCTCGACATAGCTAACGGTGTTCGATGCAAAATCGGTGAAATTGTCCGTTTTCGTCAAAGCCTGTTCGTTAGCCGTAAATGTTAATTTTAACGGATTCATTTGCTCGGGTCCTCCTTATCCTTTAGAAGTTCTATGCCCTTTGTGATAGCGGTTGGAATTGGTACGCCCATTAAGCCGGCGTTCTCAATGATCGATAACGCTTCGTTAATGACAAATGCAATAACGGTTGAATCTCTAAAAATGTCTGTTCCGACCGTTAAATCCAGTCTACAGGCAACCAATACGATTAATAGAACCGTACCTTTACGGCACAGGCCCTTAAAGCCCGCGCGTGACTCTAGCGCGCCGGTTTTGCTTTTCGCTGATTTATGAAAAATCCCGGCAACCATTAAGCCGGTGATATAGTCAATGGCCATAAAAATTATTAGAGTCTGCAAGGCCGTGTCCCATCCTCCCAGGTAGCTACATATTGCGCCACCGACAAATCCCAAAATTCCTAATAGTACCTTGTACCACATAACGGTCCCCCTTTTTAACCCGCGGCAATCCAGGAAAGCCGGGCGCGCCGTACTGCGCTGCCGTTGTTCCTGATATTAAATACCGCGCCTGTTTTAGTTACGCTTTTAAGCTGTACAACGAGTTGATGCGCGTTGTTCTGCGGCGCTGCCCCCGCATCGGTCTGAACGTCGTATAGCATACAAACAACTGTGGGAACCGTAGAAAACGAGGCGTTAAACGTTATCGGTACGTTCTGACTACCCGAAGAAGGAACTTGTGTATAATCAGACGTAACGCCACAATCAGTTTTTACCGACACGCTCCCGCCGCCACCGGAAGAAACGCCCAACGCTTCGGAAAGCGTAGTAGAAAGCGTTCCTAGTTCCATTTCCTCATAGCGTTCTAACAAGACGTCCCATACTGTTTTTACTATCTTAAACTGTCCCGTCATATCATATAGCGGAAAAACAACCGTTATCGTGTCGCAAAGTTCGCACCGCTGCAAATCCTTAATGTATTTGTATTCCGGCGTATCCGATAACTTGATAAATTCAATATTAATGTTTTGTTCCGGCATGATCGGTTTAACCGCATTCAAGCGAGTTTGTGCAAGGGTTTCGACTTCCGCTTTTGTCGGCTTGCTTTCAAAAAGACTGGAAACGTCATACGGTACGCATTCATCCCGGCCCGTGTAGCCATGGCCCGGATATGTCACAACGTCCCCTACCACTTTTTCCGTGCCGTTAGACCAGTACGGTATAACCTGGGTGAACGTGTTGCTATAGTCGATGTCTTCGTTGTATTCGGTCAAGTTCACGCCATACCTAATCGTATAATCCCGTTCGACACCTCTGGACGCATACAGTTCGACGTTCCATTTGTCAAACTTATACTCTCCGCCGTATGTATCCAGTATGGATCCTTCCGCGCCGCCTAAAACGGTTCGGACGGATACGGGCAAACCGTCACCGATTGCCAGAAATCCGCTCGATGAAAAGTCGCTTGTAAAGTTAAAAGGGTTGCTCGGGGTTGTCTGTGATTTGATAGCCGTTAGTGCATCTTCTAACGTGTTTATCTCGGAAAGGGCCGTTGTTATCTTGTTGAGCCTGTAACTGATATGAACGGCCGTAAATGTTACGACCCCGTTTATCGGGTTGCTTCGCGAAATAATATCGAACGGCTGCACATCCCCGGTGTCATCGTGTTCAACCGCGATTATACGGCCGCAAATGATTTCGTTGTAATGTGCGCCCGTTGTCGGATATTCAAATTCACACTCATAGATCCCGTTTCTTTCCTCGGTTACCCGGCAGCTTATACAATCCCTTAACCGCCCTAAACCGTTAGAGCCGAAAACGGTTTCCGTTTTGTCATATAGTATAGGAATCATAATATCCACCACCTAGGCGTTAAAGAAACGGAAGTAACGGTATCATCAAACGTCAATGTGTTTTCCCCGGGTGCCAGTTCTGGAAGGTCAGAACCTAGGTCGATAAAACCGTTAAGACTAACCGGAGAACCGTTTTCGATTCGGTAACATTCGCCCAAATCGCAATCAATATATGTCGGGTGGCCCAAAATCGGAACGGTCGAATCTACCGTTATATCACCGTAATATACCGGCCTAATTCCTGTATTAGCGTAAGCAACATCCGATTCCGTTTGGCTATATTCAACCGAAATCGTCCCGTTTGTGCCGTCAATGGTCACTTCATATGTCGATGTTACCGTAGCACTCCGGGTGCCGCCAGAATTTACGCTTATTGCACAACTACACGTATTGCTGATTGTCGTGATTGTGTCCGATGCAAACGAGGCACCGGAAAGGACGGTACGCATAGTATAAAGCGTGTTCGATGTTTTGGTGGCGGTTGTTGTTCCGCTGCCGGTGTCCGTTGGCGTACACGAAATAAACCTGTTCCCCGTTCTCGTTTTAATCTGCCAATCAATAACCAGATCCGGGACCGTTATAACATCACCGGAGTTGTATAAGTTCGTGTCAAACGATACCGGGTAGCCCGCTTCTACCTTGCCCGAATTTAGCAGCGTAACGTTCCCCATAACGGCGTTTTCTAACGCGATGGTATAACCGTTAAAAGAGATGTTTCCGTAGCCCTCAACGGCTAATAACGGGCTTGCGCCGTACTGTGTCGGATTCGGTATAGTTACGCCGCTACTAGCCGCTGCTATCGGTTCTTCCCCGGACTTGAGCCACCGCTGCGGTTTGCAATTAAACGTCAATTCAAATTCGCCCGCCTGGTTGGCTACGATGTTTTCCACCTCCAGGCCGTCCATGTACAACGCTTCACGGTATTCGCCTGGGTTGTACGTGTCTGTTAATCTCTGGTATCCGACTTGCGAAACGATAGCGTTTCTAAAATCCCGGATAGCTTTGGGGAAATTCGTTTCAGCATCACCGAACACGCCCGCCGGATAAGTTACCTCGATATTTTCCCAATAGCCCTGATCCATAGCCACCGCACCGTTGCGGCCCGGAACGTTGACCATTTCAACCGCCCGGACCGGTGCGTTATAAACCGCTTCGCCTGTAATGTATATGCCATAGTCGGCGGAATCCACACCGCCAAACTTTAAGCTGTTAAATATTGCGCCTGTTTGCATTGTGTCCCCCCGTTACCATGCCATCTGCTGACTTTTCGCGCGTCTAATAAGTATTCGCTCAACCTCTAAAGCAATCTCGCGCGGGCTTTGTCCTTCTTTGGCGTAAATGTTAAACGTTATCCCGCCCGCGTCCATATTGTCAAGGTGTTTCCACAGCTTATCAAGCGGAACGACCGCCTCCGGCCCGGCTTCACCGATTCCGGCGATCGTCGGGGAATCGAAGATTCCGCCCTGTTTGTACCAGCTAACAGAAAGGTGTGGAACCGTCATCTTCTTGAGTGAGAAGCTGCCGGTCAGTTTGAAATGCGGCAGCTGCAGACCGCTGAAGATCTTCCCGATTTTGATCGGGAAAAAGCTCTTGATCTTGCTGATTATGCTCTTGACCTTGTCGATCGCGGTCTGAATTGGTTTCACGATCGCGTTTTTGATCGC